TAAATATAAGTATTTTATTTATAAACTGTGCCGTGCTTTTACGCTGAAGAATATTTTTCATTAATTGGTCATCAATGGAATGCTTGTTTTTTACAGTGGTTATTTGATTGTTTAATGCTTGATTTTCGGTATATACCGCATTGTATCCTGCATTTGACCCACTGATAAACTCTTCGGTTGTATTGGGTTTTGACGTTTCATCGTTGTTGTTATATAGGTTTATATCCAAAGGAGTTCCAAACGGTTGATTTATCAATTTATTTGTTATTATATTTTGATTTATTTCAGTATCGTTGTATCCATCTACCTTCTCGCTGCCAAATACAAGACTTCTATTATATTGTAAATCGTCTAGTATATTGTTATTTGTTTTTTGAAATGCTTTATTTTCTTTCGTTAGTCTTATAATATCATCCTGTTTTGATTTTATTAATAATTTTATATCGGATAGTTTTTTATCAAAATCCGCTACTTTTTGCTGTTCATTTCCGACCAGCCTTTTTGATTTATCTATATATTGATTTAACTCTATTATTTGGTAAGGTAGAGATGAACTTGTATAAACAATGCTATTTGCATTTATGGGAGTTTCTGAATTGTTTGTGAAACCTTCCATATCGTGAGATATGCCCTCTTTCATTCTACGAAACTCGGAAGTCGTTTCTTCAGGGCTCTTTATCCTTCGATGATAAACCATCTCCGGATAAATCTCGAACACTTCCGGTCGTTCCGACCTCATGTGTTCTCGCTGACCGAGTGTATGCGTTCGAGGGTTTTCATCGAAGGATAAAGGAATATCCCCTATATAAGGTCGTATGGTATATCCTTCTTTTTTATCGGATGATAAACCATCTCCGACGCTCGTTCCGAACACCGACATTATCTCTAAATCTGCGTCAGATTGCGATGAGTCAACCTCTTTATATATAGTATCTTCTAAATATTTTTGATTTTTTTCTATTTTTTGTATATATCCATCCTTTTCCGATGTTCCAACAACAGCATTTTTAAAAAATAAAGAATTGTCATTGAGTGATATATTTTTATTTTTTAACCGTCTATTTTCGGCAAGTAGTATATTTAATTTTATATCTAATGGCGGTATTAATTGCTGTTGCTCTATAATTTTAATTTGTAAATAGTTTCCTTGTGCAACTAATTGTTGATATTGAATCATCGTCTGGTTATACGTATTCATAAGAGAGTTTTTTATAGCCTCATTTCGTCGTCTTTCCGCTTCTATTGCGGCTTGACGTTGTCGTTCGGCTTCTATTGCGGCTTGACGTTGCCTTTCGGCTTCTATTGCGGATTGACGTTGCCTTTCGGCTTGACGTTGCCTTTCGGCTTCTATTACGGCTTGACGTTGATTATTTGTATTATTGGAAAATTTTTTTTTTTCTTTTTCCCAAAACCATCTAAATCCTTCTTGATAATCTGGTATATTCATTATTTTACCCTTTATATTATCTTCACTAAACCACTCCGACATATAGTTATAATATGGCTATAAAATAACTACAATTATTCATTGCTAATTATTCCTACATATAAAATTATGCGGTCAGTAAAGTGGCAATTCCGGAGCTCGGAACGAGGATATGTTCGAGGTTTCTCTGGAGATGGTTTATCATCGAATGATAAAGAGTTAGCGAGAACGCGGGATGTCGGAACGACCGAAAGTGTTCGAGATTTATCCGGAGATGATTTATCATCGAAGGATAAAGTTCTACCGACCCGAAAAATCAAATTGCTATCCAGAAAAACATCCAATTACGGAGCTCGGAACTTCCTTTGTATGTTCAGGATTCGTTCATTACATAGTTATAGCAGTATAATTATTTATTTCTGACGGAGAATATGGCGATACCGGGTCGCATTGTGATATAGTAGTAAATCCGCTAGACGTATTTCCCTTAATCATATTTCCTCCAGGATCACTTGTTTTTTTACATTGTTGATTCACTTCATCCCACTCTGCCCCCCATGTATTTCCTGCAGGACAACATTGTGAACCAACACACCATGTAGGATTCACCGCGGATAAATTGAAGAAACCTAATGCTTTATTACGTTCTATAATATTAGTAGGATTACCTAAGTTCAGTTTATTAAAATCCATATTATTTCTACGACCAATATCCCGAACAGTTAGTATAATTATTACAGCGCCAAATAATACAACAACTATAATTACGGTATTAAATATAATATCCGGAACTGGTATAAAACTATGTAGTAGAGATAATCCTAAATATATTAGAGCCATAATAATAATGACATATAGTATTTTCATTTGTGATTGATATTTCTGAGAATAACTTTCGGAAAAAGCAGCCATTCTTTTTTGACTATATAACGACCCATCTACTTGGGTTTTTTTTGCATTTAAACGCTCTTTTTCCTTCGATATAATATTTGCCATATCTGCCTGTCTTGACACGGCCAAAGCAATTGACGGATTTACCTGACTATAGCGTTGATATATATTGTCTAATACCGTCCGTAGGGTTGATATTTTTTTAGAGACATCATAATTAGAATTGCCCGTCGGTATATATGATAAATCCATTAGATACTGGTCTTGAATATAAAATAATCCAGATAAGTCTGAAAAATTACTCATTTTCAATAATATATATATATATTATTGTATATATTATTGATTTCGATTGTTTACAATAATAATTTATGACCTGCCTAAATATATTGCCGTTATTAAAATTGCAGTAGTTAGCATACTTCCCGCAATATACATATTGTTTGTTTGTAATGCAATATCCGTGGAATCATTCTTTCTTACCATATTTATATCTATAGGGGGGGCATCTTGGTCCGGTATAATATTATAACTAAAATCGTATAATATATTTGATGCATCAACTACTTGATATAATGTCTTATAATACCCTATATTTGAAGATATATCGCTATATTGTGAGTTCAATCTGTTGTTTAAATAGCCATAATCCACCGCAATTTTTTTTAACGGATCGATTTGATTAAACTTTATATCTGTTTGACAACTTATATTGCCACCTACACCACATAGTTCACTACCAATCTTATACGAATGGGTATCAAATGATTCTATATTTTTAAATCCTTGTGAGGAAGTATTGATGGAACTTACGATAGAACTAGAGACTAGTCCACCTAATGAAGTTGTCTTGTTAGTCGGCTGTGTTTGTTGATATTCTTGTATATCGGGTAGGTTATTATTTTGCTCATTCGGAGCAGGTTCACTCGCGGTAGGGGTAGTAGTATTAGAGGTTGATTCTTTATATCGTTGTTGATACCATTTACCTGGAGCGGTTGCGGTATATCTATCCATTTCATTTATAGTTGTAATTTCTGGACCTAATACACTGTTTGCAGGTATTACCTTATCCATAGGGTTGTAGCTATTATAGTTTATAGTAGTATTATAATTTGTATCAATGATTGCATTTGGTATATTTAATTTTTGCTTTCTTTTTAACAACGAAGATGCCACAAAGTTTGGGTCGGAGAGTTCGACATAGGGAGCTCCTATATATGCCGGGTTTGTTTGATTTCCTAAATAACACGTGAACTTTCTATCTTTATTGTTGTTGGTATATGCTTTTACGTCGGATGTCGATACATATGCATAATTACACGATGGAGATGCATTACATTCACTTTTACACTCGTCCAGCGTTAATTGTTTTCCAGCAGCCATATTAACGTCTTTATTTGTAGGTTTATAGTTGTCCATAATGACATAGTCGTCTGTATTTACTAGAAGATTACTATCTTTTCTAATAGGGCGTATTGCGGTTTTACCACCTGGCGCGTTTATTTGAAAATAAGGTTGGTCTATTTTTGGAACACCCAATTTTGCATTATATACATAATATGAGTTGGGTAATTGTGTTCTTTCTTGTGTATACAATGGCATATTGGTATCTTTATATGTTGGGTCGGACGATAAACACCCATATACACTTGCCTTTAATACTAAATTGCCGTTTACTATTTCCAATTTATACATCCCATTTTGAGAAGTAAGTGAGGTTCTAGAGGGGGTGGCTACTGAATTGGTAGATGACATAACACCTATAAATTCGCCTGGAGTTAATATATCATTGGAAGATACACTTTTCCACGCGGGATTTGGTATGGGGGTTATTTGTTTTGTGTGGGGATACTTTTTTTGGGATGACCATAATTTAGTTGCTGGTACACTTGATGACGGTTTTCTGTATAATTCGATATATCCATTATTTGTTAGTTGTAGATATACCATACATCCAGCGGTTTCGCATAATGGCATAGTAGTGGTTAACATATTATTTGTTAAATTATTTTTACCACCCGTATTGTTTATAGGAGAAGCTATTTTATTTCGAACTCCAACAGTTGAACCGGGACTACTTGTGATACCCCTATCTTCATTATATAACAAACAATCAGAACCGGATTTTTCTATTGTATTTCTTTTAAATACTCTATTGCACCAACTGCCCCCCTGAAGTCCACATGCCGACATAGAACCGTATCGTGCATATCCAGAGCCCGGGTCTTTATTAGATGAAAAACAATGGCCATAGTATTGTAATGCAAAATATCTATCATTTGGGTTTTTTTCCTTTGTTTTCGCTAAACAATAATCCTCAGTGAAACTATTACCACCCGTTTTATCTTGATCCCGATACCAGTTTTCCATAGCACGGTCCCAATTATCTCTAAAATATCCTACTTCCGTAGGAGGTCCTTCTTCATAAACCGTGCGCTTATTTTTTGTGCTATATGATATACAATCTATATCGTCAATACATTTCTTTTTACATTCAGATTCTGTAATACCGGTTAATTTTTTATATAAATGACCACCACTAACCTGAGCTGAGTTTTCCGTTATAGTAAAACCGGCTTCTTTTTCTTTATATCCATTTGGTAATACGGATACTTTTAATCCTTGCAATTGCAATCCACCAACCTGTCCAATAGGAGTTGTAGAAACAGTTTTAGCACTTGAGCTATTCCATGCATTATTTAAATTATCTTTCGTTATATTTATATTTTGTAAATCTACATTAAATACTTGTTTCATATCAGTATTAAATCCAGTAGAATATACAGTTTTTCCGGCTTCATCTCTCGCAGTTAAAGTATAATCTTTGGCTCTGGTCCAACAACAGTCTGACCTATTATAATATATAATTTGTTTCACTACGGTTGGGCGTTGTAATGTTAATTTCCATTCGCCATTCATAGAACCACTGTGATATCCCCTATAATACGGTACCTCTTTGTTATTGTTGTCATTCGCGTTTCCAGATGTAACTCTGGCATCTGACCATGTTCCATTTGAGGTAGCTGTGGCAGTGATTGACACATCAACCTCATCTTCATCTACTACTTTTAATTCCGATATTTGTAGCCAATTGTCGGTGCTTGTAATAGTTATTGTGCTGATTTTTCCCGTAGTAATTTGTTTTGATTCCATCACTCGTGCATTCAATTTTGAAAGAATTATATTGAGTTCAACGCTCATCATATTAATAATATTGCGAGTGTTGTCTGGCGCTGCAATTATAAACTTATTATTCATACCGGGAACTCTCGTTATTACACTAGCCGAAGTAGAAACGGGAGGTAATGATGGCGTTGTTGAATCTACTATAGTTGCTCCTACAATATTCACCTGTGTTATATTAAATATATATACATTCTCTAGTTCTACAGGAGTATTACTTGGAATAACCGTGATAGCTGTATTTCCGCCAAATGTATACACTTCTGTTTTATTACTAAATTGTGCATTTTGTGCATTCGGTATATCGATTCCATCCATAATAATGTCGCCATCCTGAGATAATCCAAATAAAGTCACATTCCCCCCAATATTAAAAATCTCCACATAATCGTAATATTGCGAATTATCACCGGATACAGTATCTGATACATAACAGTTATATTGATTTTGATATTGGGATTGATTTGACGCAGTGGATGGAGGTTTGGTTACCGCAAAATACGGTTTATTCATTAAAACCGCTTTATTTCGACAGGATTCAAATGTATGAAAATATCCATCATCTATTTTTTGCATTGGGGTGGAACTCGTAGTTGAATATTCCACTGGAGTTTTGCATCCAACATTTATAGAGGTTGTGTTAGTATGGGTTGCTGACTTTTGAAATGCAGTAAAGCTATATTTTGATAAATAGTCATTATTAATCTCCGTAAATTGTTGCAATGTAGGAGAATTGATTGTCATATCTTTCGGGTCCCATATTGAACTGATACTCTTTATATCAGAAGAAGACGGTAATGTTTCGCTTATATTTTGTTTTTGGTCATTTTCTAATTTCGTAATATTATCTATATATGTAGATGGTGCATAATTACTTGCCATTTTATATATTATGTATATATTAATTATATATAATATTATTCTTTTATGATATTTTTTCCTATAACCATTTACTCACCAAACCGATGAGAATACGACATTTTTGTTAGTTTCCTACATATAAAAATTATCATTCGGTCCATAAAGGAATACTATTCAAATACTTGGTATGTATACTTTATCCTTCGATGATAAACCATCTCCGGATAAATCTCGAACACTTTCGCTCGTTCCGACCTCCGGTGTTCTCGCTATATCCTTCGATGATAAACCCTCTCCGGTGTTCTCTCTATATCCTTCGATGATAAACCATCTCCGGATAAATCTCGAACACTTTCGCTCGTTCCGACCTCCCGCGTTCTCGCTATTCACGTGCATTTCCGGTTCAAACCGATGAGAATATGACAAAATTGTTAGTTTTCTACATATAAAAACTATAATGCTCTCCATAAATGGTTATAGTATGAAAGTTTATATATTATGATTTACGAGACATAGATATAAATACAACAACCGTTAAAGACGTGGCTAATATGGTTAATAATATTTTTGTATAAGAATTGGACATTAGTTTTCTCTGATAAAAATTGCTCTTTGTATCCCCAATTTCATATAAGTCCGATAATTTAGTGTCTAAATCTTGTCGTAGATTCTTTATATAACTGTAGTTATTAATAATTTCATTATATGAGTTATCGAAACGGGCGGTTTGTTCATCAGGTCTCGAAACGGTAGAAAAGTTGGGTTGGCCCTCACTATTCATGGGGTCAAGCGTTGAGTCATTCCCTTGATATCTAACAACAGCCACATACAATGCTACTACCGCGGTGTAGGCAGCGTTATAATCGGCGTCTACCTCGGTAGATGTCTTCGGCGTATTACTGCATGGAACTCCTTTGTCTTCATAAGATTTTTTTATGGCTGTATCTGTATCAGCTCCACATCTTACATAATCTGCGTATGTTTTGTAAAATTTTTGTAGTTTTTCTAATGCTGTTTTTTCTAAATTAAAAATATCGCCTGGAGAAGTCAAAGTCGTCGGTGCCATCTATCTATCTATATATATATATATTTAAGTTTTAAAATAATATGCGGATAAATAGGACATTATACCAATCCCAGCTATAATATTAAATGACTTCAATAATTCGTTCTGAAATTGCTTTTGTATGTTATTATATCTTTCTTCGGACCCGCTATTATGATTTACCATTTCGTTTGCTAAATCAGCGAATTGTTTATTTTTACATATTTCATAATTATAACATATTCCACTAACATCACTCCAGTTAGACTTGCAATCTCCCGGATTTTTTGCATTTATGCAACACTTATCATCATAATTTGCTGTATCATTTAACAAATTGGTGCACGTCTGTGGTTGAAGATTTGAAAATATCCCAGATGTATTATAATAAAAATCATTCGGACTATATCCAATTTCTACACTAGGCATTTATATAATTACTATGTATATTTATCATAGAATATTACGATAATTCCACACCGACAATCCAGTGTTTGTCTATCGATACGGTATTTATAATATATTATACGCAAATGCGAAAATATTCTGTTTCTAATGCGGTTGCACTAGACCTCAATATTCTACAAACTTGTCCGGGTCGCATACACATGGCTAATGCAACCGGGTCGAATCTAGAAATCTCAGGCAACTGTGTGAGTTCTTTGAGATTGTATTTCACTTTCAAGTCAAGAGTTTGTTTTTCATCTAATACATTGGTTGGTGGAACCAATTTATGCGTTAATATATTGAACTGCAATCTCTGAATATTATGCACAACCACAAATATACCGTCATGGTCGTATAAATATTTGAGATTCGCAATAAGTGTGTCATTTGGTTCTTCTTCCATAATAATGACTAAAGTATCTGATTTTGTCAAAACGTTTTCTATGACAAACAAATCCTCGATTATTTCCGCCAAGTTTTGTGGACGTATTTGTTTAGCAGTTAAATAATATTTAATATATATTTTTTCAGCGCGATTACCGTGCGATATTAGCATATCAAGCTGTTGATTAACATACATTGCGTCGATTTCGTTTATACTGAATCCGGAATAATCTATCGTATTATATCCTAAACTTTGCAAAATCTCCAGAATATTTGTTCGAGATTTATATAAGCTTAAAATGCGATTTGAATTGGCAGACATTATATAATATTACGATGTATTGTTTATATATGTTTATATCTCATATGTTTCAATTTTATAGGTTGGTCTATATCCTTCGATGATAACCCATCTCCGTCTCGAACACTTTCGGTCGTTCCGACCTCATGTGTTCTCGCTTTTACAACTATAGATAAAAAAGAAATAGTTAGACATAAGTATAGCGAGAACGCCGGAGCTCGGAACAGTGCGAGGAACAGTGCGAGGAACGAGCACAGGTGTTTGAGGTTTATCCGGAGATGAGTTATCATCGCAGGATAAAGTATGTAATTACACGTTTTTTATATGAATATATGTGAAAATATAATATACAGCTTTCTACAGAATTGCCACTAATATGGTTCGCGACAAAGGGGGCATCTTTCGCATTTATCGCTACATGTTTTGCAAATGTGGTGTGAACATACCGGCATATACAATTGTTCGGCGGTTATTTCGTCAAAACAAACGGGGCAATTGGTAGGCTCAGTCATTTTGTATGCATTTATGGCATGTTTTTGGAGGGCGTTCTCGAGTTTGCTGCATTTTTCGGCATAGGCCTCTATCTCTGTGGTATATTGATACATCGTTTGCGACATGTGATAGATCGTTTGAGTTAGATTATTGTTGGCAATGGACGACGACATGCAGTGGTCGCGCATTCTATATATCTCCGATTCTAGCTCTTGTTCTCGCGTGAGTTTGATAGGATAGGGTTGATAGCTTTTGTAATAGACTACTTGAAAATATATAGACATATCGTCCAATTCATCAGTTTGCACGATTTCGACCAATTCAATCGACGAAAGGACCCTTCCGTTTTCTATATATCGAAAACGCTCGAAATAATCGCAAAACGCACTACAAAAGTCATTTACCGGTGGGCGCTGTTGCGGTAAATATACTTGGCCAGGGGTCTGCACCGTTCCATCTGCACGCACTACGTCCTTTTCCAACGTATATGCAGGATATGCATATGGCAATGTCATGACATAATCATGTTTATTTTTTTTTGTATTTTCAGTGAGCAACTGCATACTCCATGTTTGTAGTATACCAGTATCTATAAACATGTGAGACATGAAGCTTGTTATAGCGTCGCGAAATTGGGCGGTTCTCCGAGTTTTAGGCATTTTTTGTTTGCGGGTGGGGATGGTTATATTCAATAGATGTTTATATGTCATACACATCTATTGAATAAAGTATTTCAATTTTCCGTTATTATATCGCAGATTACCCCATTTTTTTAATAAAGAATCCTTTCGCAAAATCCAATAGTCCCCCTCCTACACTATTTGGTTTTTCTACAACGGGTTCTCGCAATCCCTCTGCCGGATTCATAATCATCGGTTCTGGAATAGAAACATTTCGTGAACCAACCCCCCTTTCTATATTATTAGGTAGTTGATATGTCCCGGGGATGGATTCCGCGCCGGGAGTTCCGTCATCTGTTATATTATTATTATTGCCCGTGTTCACAACGATTCGTGGAGAAAAAACGATTTTATCGGCGTTTGGTTGAGCCTGAGCCATAGTCAATTCATTCGGATGTATCATTGGTTTATTAAAATCAAATTCAGTATCATAGGGTGTTATATGTATATCTTTAGCTTTCATAATTTCATGACGACTTACCACTTTAATATCATCCTCGTCATTCGACGGAGTTTCGTTTATTAATGTTATAAATTGTTTACCGACATGTTTTACCTTCCATTTATCACGTTTAGACCCCCCTCTCAAAAACACTTGTTCTCCTAATGCAAAATCGTGTAAATCGCCACCATTCATATTCCAAATGTTGGAAATGGCATTGTTTTCGACCCAGGTTCTCGTATTTTTGTCATATCTATGCGTCATACGTTGTAGCTTTGGGTCGAAATATTTAGCATGTTCTTCCGCAGTTGGTTCTTCGCCAAAATCCGTATATGGACCAAAATCCGGGGTTCCTAAATATACTGCATTTGGTTGGTATTCCGGATAATCGGGGCGATATGCGGGGGAACCTTGGTCAGACCCCGGGTAATATGCTGGGGACGTAGGAGCATAGGCGGGCTCATATGCGGGAGATGCGGGGGCGTATGCGGGAGATGCGGGGGCGTATGCGGGAGATGCAGGGGCGTATGCGGGAGATGCGGGGGCGTATGCGGGAGATGCAGGGGCGT